AAGGCTCTTACTTCCAGACCTACAGCGTCCTTGATCGCAGTGCTGATGCTATAGCCAATGACTTAGCTAACGCTAAAGCTAACAAACGCGCACAGCGTAACCAGAGACTGACAGAAACTGACTGGGCTATCCTGCCTGACTCACCACTGAGCGATGCAGACAAGACTATCTATCAGAACTACCGTACTGCACTGCGCGACGTACCGGCACAGGATGGTTTTCCTGACAATGCGTTACCAGAAGGCCCAGATCAACAGCCTTACGCCTCTTGGACATACAATAGCACCAGTTTTGTATGGGAAGCCCCGATAGCCAAGCCGGACGGGGAGCACACTTGGGACGAAGATGCGTACCAAGAAGATAATACTCAGGGATGGGTATCCATAGGATGATCCTAAATGATAGAAGTTGTAGCCGCTCTGAGTGCGGCAAACTCAGCGTTCAATGCGCTAAAAGCTGGGATACAGAAAGGTCAAGAAATACAGGATATGGCAGGTACCCTGTCTAAGTTTTTTGAAGCCAATGACCAGATTAGCGAAGCAAACATCGAGAATGAGGAGACATCCACTACAGCCAAACTTATTGTTGGAAAAAGTATTGATGAGCAAGCCCTTGAGATTGCCCTTGCGAAGCGAAAAGCAGCTCAGATGGAAAAAGACCTTAGAGAGTTGCTTATATATACCGGCGAAGGTGATACGTACCGAGAAATGCTTAAACAACGTCGGAGGCTTAGGCAAAAGAGACTAGAGCAAGCTAGGGCCGCAGCAAAGCGTAAAAGTGATATTATTGATATTGTAGTAGCTATAGTGGGCCTAAGCGTAGTAGTTGGGGCTTGTATTTTTATGATAAGTTTAATGGCGGAAGTAAGCGCTAAACCAAATTTTTATTTATAGGAACACGTCATGGCAACCCAGAAAGAACCAGCCAAAAAAGTAGCTAAAAAGAAAGTGGCTAAAAAGAAAGTGGCTAGGAAATCATCTCCAAATCAGAGAATGGACGTACATGAAGCGGAGTGTGCGCTAAGATACAAGCGCATCGAAGAACTACTGGGTGAAAGTAACGATAAGTTTAACAAGCTCGAAAAGATAGTTTGGGGTGTATACCCTTTTGTAATTTTATTGTATGCAGTTGAAAAATTTGGCGGATAGGAGAAAAACATGAGTATATTCAAGAAGATAGGTTCACCTTGCTGGAAGTTAGTACAGAATTGCACCCATGAGCAACTGGGTATGATCGTCAGCGGTATTGTATTGGTCATGGTCGTACTGGCTGTCCTATGAAGTTTGGCAAACTAAAAAGTCTGGTTGGTGCTATTGCCCCAACAATCGGCGCTAGTCTAGGTGGGCCGTTAGGCGGTACAGCCGGGAAGGTTATTGCTGATGTCCTAGGATGTGAGCCGACACCAGAGCAGATCGGTAAAGCAATGCAGTCGGCTACCCCCGAACAGCTTGCAGAAATCAAGAAAGCCGAGATTGCCTACAAAGAACGTATGGCAGAGCTAGAAGTAGATGTATTTGAACTAGAAAACCAAGACAGACAGGATGCTCGTTCAAGGTTTGCATCGGATTACACAAGCCGAATACTAGCCATAGCAATGACGTTTGGCTTTTTGATGTACATTTACATTGTAACCATAGACCCGGAAGGGCACCCAATGGAGCTAGTAAACTTAATTCTAGGTTATCTAGCAGCTCAGATAAGCCAGATTAGCAGCTTCTATTGGGGCGGGAGTCACGAGCCTAAAGATGACTAAACTACTTGAAATGCTAAAGAGGCACGAGGGGGTAGAGAAACACGTTTACCTAGATACTGAGGGTCTTGAGACTATTGGCGTAGGTAGAAACATTTCAAAAACAGGTTTGGGTTTATCTGATGATGAGGTAAACTACCTGTTACAGAACGATATTTCCCGCGTAATCAACGAGTTAAGCGGTGCATTTCCTTGGTTTTCTGGGTTAAATGAAGCCCGCAAAGATGCCATGATTTCGTTAGGATTCAACCTAGGTTTACCAAGGTTGCTCAAGTTTAAAAACGCTTTAGAATCAATGAGTTCTGGCGATTTTGAAGAGGCTGCTGAACATTTCTTGGACAGTAGATGGGCAACGCAAGTGAAGGGTAGGGCTATTGAATTGACTGACATGATTAGGTCTGGGGAATATGCCGGTACAAAAAATCCAGTTTAAGCCCGGAGTTGACCGGGAAACTACCCGATACAATGCCGAAGGTACATGGTATGAGACGGACAAAGTCCGTTTTCGTCGTGGTATGCCCCAAAAGATAGGTGGTTGGGAGCGTATCTCTACAAGTACGTTTCTGGGTGTATGCCGTTCTCTGTTTAACTGGGCTACGCTAAGTGGTCAAAACTTAATATCCGTCGGTACTAACATCAAATACTACATAGAGCGTGGTGGTGCTTACTACGACTCTACCCCCTACCGAGACATTACCGCTGCTGGCGATGCTACATTTGCTGCCGTCAATGGGGATGCAACCATTACGGTTACTGAAGTAGACCACGCCGCAAATGCAGGGGATTATGTAACTTTTTCTGGTGCTGTATCTCTGGGCGGTAATATTACCGCAGATGTCTTAAACCAAAACTACATTGTAGCTACTGTAGTAGACGCAAATAACTTTACTATTGAGGCCGTCGACACCTCTGGTGCAACGGTACTGGCTAACGCTTCAGACACCGGCAACGGTGGCTCTTCTGTTGTTGCCTCATACGAAATCTACCCCGGAGCCGAATATGCCGTACCATTTACGGGTTGGGGTGCCGGTACATGGGGTTCCAGCACTTGGGGTACTGGCGGAACTACTAACACGACTATACGGCTATGGAGCCAAGCTAATTTTGGCGAAGACCTGATTCTGGCTGATCGTGGAGGTAATGTTTACACTTGGGATGCCAGCACTGGGGCGGTTACAGGCAATAGAGCCACGATCTTATCTGATGTTGTAGGGGCGGATGCAAGTACACCTACGATAGTTAATTACGTTACTGTATCTGACATATACCGTTTTGTTATCTGTTTTGGATGCAATGACTATGGTAGTTCTATCTTAGACCCAATGCTTTTACGGTGGTCAGACCAAGAGGACTCGCTTACTTGGGCACCTTCAGCTACTAATCAAGCCGGTAGTCTACGCCTTTCCAATGGTAGTGAAATTATTACAGCCCTACAGTCTAGGCAAGAGTTACTTATATGGACAGATGCAGCTTTGTACAGTATGCAGTATCTGGGTGCCCCAGAGGTGTGGGGGGCTAATTTGCTAGGTAGTAACACGACTATAGCTAGCCAAAACGCTGCTGTTTATGCTAATGACGTTGCCTACTGGATGGGCACAGACAAGTTCTATATGTACGACGGTATAATCAAGACCCTACCTTGCTCTATCCGTAGCTACATTTTTGACGACTTTAACCAACAGCAGAGAGATCAGGTTATTTCTGGTACTAATGAGCGATTTACTGAAATATGGTGGTTCTACTGCTCTTCCGGCTCAACTACGGTAGATAAATACGTCATATATAACTATGGTGAAAACGCTTGGTCTTATGGAAGTCTAGCTAGAACTGCTTGGCTTGACTCTGATTTACGTGACCTACCCCTTGCCGCAACATATAGTAACAATCTTGTAAAACATGAAACTGGCTACGATGACAAGGAAACCGGCACGGTAAACCCAATTACAGCTACGTTAGTATCAGCAGAGTTTGATTTAGATGACGGCGACAGGGCTATGTTTATATCTCGTGTCCTACCTGACGTTACTTTTGAGGGGTCTACTACGTCTTCACCAGCAGTAACTATGACCATATCACCCCTGACTAACTCAGGTTCTGGGTATAAATCACCGCTTTCCGAAGGTGGAAACAGTGCAGCTACTGTAACGCGTACAGCTACTGTGCCTATTGAAAAGTTTACAGGGCAGGCTTATGTGCGTCTCAGAGGCCGTCAGATGGCTTTTAAGGTTGAGTCTACGGCAGAAGGGGTAGCGTGGAAACTAGGTGCTACACGCTTCGATATGCGTCCTGATGGCAGGAGAGGCTAATGAGTGAAGCCTTAATTAACAGAACTCCGCCCCCAGCCCTACCAATACCGGGCGATAACATAGATAAGCGGTATATAGACTCACAGAATAACGTGCTTAGGTTGTATTTTGGGAATATATCTAACGCGGTAAATAACGTCACAGGGCACTTGGGTGGTAGGTTTTTAGATATATCTAACGCGCTTTTCTACTCTACTGTAGACCAAACCGCAGCTGCCATAAACACAGGCTACACAGTTCAATTTGAGAATACTTATTTAAATCATGGTGTTACAATAAACGGCGGGTCTAGCTCACAGATAACCGTAGAATACTCAGGTATATATAATTTCCAGTTTACTGGGTCTGTGTATAGTGTCTCTGCGTCGCCTAAGAATGTGTACTTGTGGATTAGGCGTAACGGTACTGATATTGGATACTCCACTAAGCAGTACGTATTGTCCGGCTCTGGGGACGCCGTCCCGGTAACGTGGAACTTTAATATAGATATGACCGCAGGACAGTATTTGGAGATGGTATGGGCTACTTCCGATACGACAGCCATTCTTGAAGCCGCCGCGCCGTCTAGCCCCCACCCCGGTATACCGTCTGCTGTTATGGCGGTTAGTCTAGTATCAGCGTTGCCTGACACGCTGCCCACTCCTCCATAGGTGATGTTATGAAGAAATTTAATGCAGGCGGCGCACCTCAATACACAATGGATGTGACTTACGATCCTAGCCCTTCTGGGGGATTTTCTCGTTTAGATCGTAGGTCGGATGTATACGCTGGAAGCCCCGGTACTCTTAGTGTGGGTGAAATGGAGCAAGAAGCTAACTTACGTGCAGATATATTAGCAGAGTTAAGTGAACCATTACTTACCCCAGAAGAAAAAGCACGACGCGAAGCTGCCGCTAAAGCAGAACAAGAGCAGAATTTATTAGAAGAAATAGCTAATGCTCAAGCTGATTTAGAGAGGACGTACGCAACAAAGCCAGAAACAGGTAGCTTAGACGATTATTTTGACCGTGTAGGTAAACAAAGAGATTACCTTAGGAGTTTAACCCAGAGAGCTAGAGACGCTGGTTTAAAAGTACCGGGCACTGGGTTTTTTGACTCCGTAGGTCAGGTGTTAAGCAGAGCTTCTGATTATACGGGTATACCCCTTCCTGACCTTGTAACCGGTGGCCCCGGTGGACTTACTGGTGTTTGGGGTACGCCATCAGGAACACCTGTAGGCACTAAAGCAGTACCGAGAACTGCTGGGTCTACTTATAGCGGTGGCCCTATGAGAGCGGGTGTACTTACTGGTATTCCTGCTATAGACATACTTTTAAGTAAAAGCTCCCAAGAAGGTGGGTTTTTTGAAATACCCGACATAGAAGATATTGGTGAAATACTTAGGGGTGGTGGTGCCCCAGCCCCCGGAACACAAACTTTTACCGGTGACACAACCGGTAACGACAAAAAAACTAAATTTGGCGTAGACGGTAAAACACCTATTGATGACAGTAAAACACCTACTGATGACAGTAAAACACCTACTGATGACGACGCTAAAACACCTATTGATGATAAAACACCTACTGGTGGTGGCGATAAAACTCCGACCCCTCCCGGTGGCAACCTAAATGAAACCCCTACCGGTGGCAGTGACGAGACTCCTGCCGATGACGAAACTCCTGCTGGTGAAGGTGCTGGTGGTGCTGGTTACGGGCAAGGTATTGGGGTAACTACAGGTGCGCCGGGGCCGACTGTAGATATAGACTACTTATACGATATAGCAGGAAGTAGTATATTCAATCCTGCTATGGGTAAAACTGAAGAGAAAGACGAAGAAAAGAACAAACGTGGCCCCTACGTTTACGCGAATATGGGTGGTATGATACGGAATAACTACGACTTGACAGACGAAATATTGCGTTTGTTGCGGAGAAGACATGGGTAATTTTGAAAAAGGATTAGCGGTACTCGGAGGTGCACTTGCTGGTGCGTTTGGTGGTGGCTCTGATAATAAAGGCTCTCAAGGATATACCGGTGGTATACCTGAACTAACGGCTCAAAGAGAGCAAGTTCCCGGTGCATTTGACCCTACAGGCAGGCGTCCCGGCGAAGCGGGTAGACGTTATTTTACCGATGTGCAGTACACCCCGAAAACAAACGCCGAAGGTATCCAGACTGTTATGGGTGGAGATTATCTTGCCCAATTAAACGCTAATGCACTTGCTAGGCAACAACAGCAACAAGAGCAAGGTTTAGGCTTACTATCTTTATTTACTGGCGTAGGTGTAGATGAATTACCCGACTACTTTAAAAACCGTGGTATCACCAAAACCATAAGTGATCCGCAAACACCACAGACACCTACAGGCCCAACAGACGCAGAAATAAGTACAGCCGTAAAGGGTATAAAAGAGCAGTACGGTATGACCCCTGCTGGATACGAACGCATGATAAAGGCCATGACAAACTATGGTGTGTCCCCAGATAGACTTGCAGGGATTATTGGTGTTCCAGTAGATACAATTCGTGGATACGTAAACGATTACTACAACAAAACTGGTGTGTTTGCGCCTACACCAAAATTACCAGAACTAGATGTAGAACCCCCAATAATATCTGACCCGGTGGAAGCCTTTGAGGATAAGCCGGTAGATGATTTTAGTTCGCTCCCAGATGTAAAAGAGCCTCAAGTATCAGACGCGCAGATACGAAAAGCAGTAGAAACAGTGCAAGCGGGTACTGGTACAAATCAAGAAAAGTACGAACGCGTTATCAAAGCTATGGTAAATAACAACATATCTCCAGAGCGTGTATCGGAAGTTATGGGTATACCACTAAGCAACGTACAACGCGTTTATGATAAGTATAAAAACTTTGCTGGTGGTGGCCTTGCATCGCTGGGTAAAGGTTATTATCTGGGTGGCTCTACTGACGGTATGGCGGACAAAGTACCGGCAACTATTGACGGTGCGGAACCGGCTCGGCTTAGTGATGGCGAGTTTGTAGTACCGGCTGATGTAGTAAGTCACTTAGGTAACGGTAATTCAGATGCCGGAGCCAAACAGCTGTATTCTATGATGGACAGAGTCCGCAAAGCCCGTACAGGGACAACCAAACAGGGTACTGAAATAAACCCACGTAAATACTTAGGGTAAGGTTGACATGAAAAAATATCAAACAGGTGGTATGTCTACTGCTAATGTAGACCCAATGGCAGGGCAGGTACTTGGTCAGTCCTCTTCCCTTTCTCCTTGGGCGGGGCCGTACGTTACTCAGATGCTCGGTAAGGGCGCTGCTCTTGCAAATATGCCCTACACCGCATACGAAGGCCCGCTCACTGCCGGAGAATCTGGACTACAGCAACAGGCGTTTCAGGGCTTGGCTAATCTTGCAGTACCTACCGCTTCTACCGCAGGGTCTTTTACCGCTCCGGGTGTGGCTCAACAGTACATGAACCCATATATGGATATGGCGCTTCAACCGCAAATGGATGAGGCGCGTCGTCAATACCAGATAGAACAGCAGAATCTACAAAGTAGATATGGTAGAGCCGGTGCGTATGGTGGTGGTCGTCAGGCCGTAGCCGAATCCGAGTTATCAGGCGGATTACAAAGAAACCTTGCCAACATATATGGCACAGGGATGCAGCAAGCCTACGACAGAGCTGCTGATTTGTTTAACCAAGAGCGTCAGTATGGATTAAGTGCGCTAGGTCAGCAGTTAGGTGCGGGTGCACAGCAACGCGCTATAGAGCAAGAAGGTATACTGGCTGACATTGCTCAGTTTGAACAGGAACGTGACTACCCATATAAACAAGTACAGTATATGCAGTCATTACTACAGGGACTTCCAATAAGCACACAGTCATACCAGTACGCAGAACCAAGCACTTTTGCATCTGCTTTAGGTGGAGCTACAGGTATTGCTGAGTTAATAAACTTACTTAAGTAAAGGTATTACGAGATGATGGGAATAGATAGGCAAATACAAGCTCGTATGGCGTTGGGTGAGGATCGCTTACGGCAAGAGTATGCTCTGAACCAACAGACTATAGACCTTCTTGCGTTACAGCAAATGGCTAGGCAAAGAGAAGCCAATACTAAAGCTATACAAGCTAGTTTGCAGACTAATCCCGCCACGGTAAAGGATCAGTTAGAACAACAAGAACTAGAAGCTAACAGACAGGGTATAGCTGCGATGATGCCGGGTGTACAGATGCAGGGGCAGCGTATGGCCCAAGCACAGGCGCGTAAAGCTGCGGGTTTAAGCCAACTCCCTTCTCCTAACATGGCTCGTATGGCTGGTGGCGGTATCGTTGCGTTTGATGAAGGTGGCGAAGTAACAGAAGAAGACGAAGGTGGTTTTATGCAAGTAGCTTCTGATGTTGCAGACTGGGCTACTGATAATCCTGCGGATGCTATCTCTATGGGTCTTATGTTTATACCGGGTCTTGGTTGGGGTACAGCAGCCGGGATACGTGGACTTGGTGCCTTGGCTCGCTTTGGCAAACCTATAGTTCAAAAATATGGGCCTAGGGTTTTAGAAACGATGAGAAAAGGCGCTCAAGCAACAGTTACTAAGCCTACTACTAAACTAACTAAGGCTGGTACACCACTAAGAAACCCCCCAGTAAGAGGGCCGGGTGGAAAAATGCAGTCGGGTGGGGTGAAAAGAGAATTCTCTCCCATGAGGACTTCTTTTACCACTGGTGCTGGCCTAGGTATTGGAAATGCGCTTTTCGGAGATGAGGAAGAAACCGAAGCGCCAGTACAGGATGCTGTACAGATGCTAGAAGAAACGCAGACTTCCCAAGACTTAATAGATGATTTTGCGGAACAAGATAAAGTTGCCCAAGATTATAGAGCGGCTATGGTTGAAGCCGAAAATGTAGCTAGACAAGCAGAGCAGATAGAAGACCCAGAGGAAAAACAGAACTTTATAGTACGTGGTATTTCCGCTATAGGTAGCATATTTGATTTGGATGACGAAAAGTTTGACCAACTTATGGCTTGGGGTACTGGTGCAGCAAGCGGTACTAATTTAGCAGAATCCTTACGGTTAGCTGGACAGAACGTTGGTGCTACGCGACTAAGTCAACAGGCAAGACGCGATGCGCTTGAGAAACAACGTCGTACCGAAGAAACACAGGCATCGCAGTTTGAAGCTACTATGGCCTTAGAACGCGAAAAAATAGAAGTGCAAAAGTACGTAGCAGAGCTTGGTGCTTTAAAAGGTTATGCTATAAACCAAAACGATGTGCGAAAAGAGATACTAGACATAATGTCTGATATTTCAAAAGACACAATGCAAGTACAGGCCATTAGACAAGCTATAGCTACACGAGATGACAAAGACCTAAATGAAGTAACTCAAAATGAGTTGTCCGCTGCAATTAGGAACCAAGCTATACAAACATGGGAAATGGCTAGTGGAATTAGTTTAAATAGTTCGGGGGCCACATCCGAAGAACAAGACCCAGAATTAGCGGCAGATTTGGCTAAGTATCTTGGTGAGTAATGGTAGACAAAGCTAAATTAGTAAAAGCGTTTAAAAACGCCGATGCTGCCGGAGATGCGGAAGCTGCTACTAGGCTTGCTATTGCTATAAAGCGTGTAGATGACCCGTTCTATACCCCTCCAGAAACTACCATAGGGGGATACCTGCGAGAAATACCCAAAGGATTAGCAGCAGGTGCTGCGGGGCTTGTTGAATCGGCGGCTACTGGGGCCGCTTTTTTATTACCTGAAGAACAAGAACAGGCCGCCCGCGAAAAGATAGCTGAGATAGGTGAAGACGTTCAGGAAAGTTTAGCCCCCCGTAGAGGTTACCGCGATACTGTGGTGCGTAAAGGGGCGGAAGCACTTGGCTCTACCGTACCGTTTTTAGCTACAGGTTTTCTCGGTGCGCCGGGACTTGCCGCTGGTGTTGCTACAGGTGCAGCCGCCGGTGCGGGCGAAGCCGCTAGAAGAGCCGAAGCTGCTGGCGCTACAGAAGAACAGATAAGCAAAGCCGCAGGACTGGGTGTACTACCGGGGCTAGGTGAGACAGCCGTACCGTTTGGTATAGGCCGATCAGCTATGGCGGTAAGAAAAGCCCTAGGCAAAGCTACAGGCGAAAAAGCCACAGAAACATTAATAAGAAGTTTACGTAGAGTTAGTACAGCAGCCGGTGCCGAAGGACTACAAGAAGCAAGTGCAGAAGTAGCCCAGAATTTAATCGCGCAAGGGGTATACGACCCCGAAACAGGGCTTTTTGCTGGAACTGGGGAGTCACTTGGCTATGGCGCTGGTGTAGGTGGTTTACTACAGGCTATAGCCGAACTTGCGTTAATACCCGGTAGGCGCAGAGCCGTAGCTGCAAGAAGGGTAGATGCAGCAGAAGAAACAAAAGAAGAAATAGCTAAAGAAACTCCAACCCCTACAACCCCTCCTGTAGAGCCAGCTGCTGTACCCCCTGTCGGAACCGTTGCTGACATGTTTGAGGAAGGGCAAGCTCGTCCTCCGGCAACACCACAAGAAGAGGTAATAGAAGAAGAGCCTACCGTAGCTGCACCTGTATCTGACGCACAGTTAGACATGTTTCCAACAGATATGTCCGATGCTGATGTACAAGAAGCGCTACGTTTGTATGCAGAGAAAGAAAATAAAACTGTTAAAGATATAGCAAGTACACTTACTCCCGAAGAAGTAACCGACGCTGTGTCACTGTATATGGAGCAGCAAGTTAAAAGGCAGCAGCAGGATTTACAGTTAGCTAAAGAAGTACAAGACCGACTACAAACTGCACCAGAGCCAGACGTTGCACCTACAGACGTTACACAAGAACCAGAGGTTGTACCTACACCAGAGCCAGAGGTCGTAGAAGAGCCGGAAACAGTATCTGCGCCTAGAGCAGATATAGTAGCTAGGGTACAACAACAAAAACAAGTTAGTGAACAAGCAAGAGCACAAGACTTAGCTGAGGCTGCACCTACTCAAGAAGAAGTAGCCAAAGTAGCAAATGCTGCCAAACAAGCAGAAACAGCTACAGCCCCCACTACTGAAACAGAAAAAGTAACTATAGACGGTAAAGAATTTGCAATACCAACTGGGGTAGAAGCGGTACAGCCTACTACTATAGAAGAAGAAATAACTGACCAACAGTTTATAGACAACTTAGATTCTACCGATCCGGCGTATACCTTTCTCAATGGCAAAAAACTAGATGAAGGTCTATATGACTTAGCAAATGCTTACATAGCAGAGAAAGCAGCCAAAAAAGGAAAAGAAGAATACTCCCAAGAAGTTTTTGATGCGTTTAACTCTACACTTAAAAACTTAACTACCACAGGCAAACAGATACTTAATAGTAAGGTAGAGGCAATACAAAGTGAAGATATTGATCTTTTACCCGCTTCCGCAATAAGTAAATTAACGTCTCCGGTAGACCCTACCGTAGCTCAAGCTGCCTTAAACAATGACCTGAATACAGCGCTTGAAGAACTGGGTAAGTCAAAAGATAAAACCGTATCCAGAGTAGCCAAGGCTTTGCAGAAAGACGTTGGTACAACTCAGATAACTTTTGAAAGTAATATCCGCAACAGTTCCGGCAAGCTGATAGCCGGTATGTTTAACCCCGCCACTAATACCATAGTCATAAACAGAGACATACCGCTAACAAACCATGTCTTATTGCATGAAATGACCCATGCAGCTACCTCGCACACAATAGCTAATGCGTCTAACCCCATAACTAAACAACTTCAAACTATATTTGATGGTGTCAGGGACAGACTGGATACTGCTTATGGGGCAGAAAGTTTAGACGAGTTTATAGCAGAAGCGTTTAGTAATCCTGAGTTTCAAGCATCGCTTAATAAAATAACAAGTTCTGGTGAAAACTACTCAGCTCTTGACAAGTTCGCAAATGCTGTAATGAACGTAATACGTAGACTGCGTGGTTTACCTTTAAAATCAGTAACTTCTGCTAAAACAGACGTAGATAATCTAGTTTACCAAATACTATCTCCCGCTCCAGAAACGCGTAATGCTAATCGTATATATTCTGAAGCTGTAAGGGGCGACAAAATAGGTCTTCTAAATAAGCTAATGCCGAAAAGAACTGAATCTGAAAAAAGCAGTATGGATTCTGTTCGCGCTTGGTTAAACAATAGCGACAATGCTGTAAAGATGCAGAAAGCAGGTCTTTTAGACTTACTACCGCTAAACGCCATAGCTAAAATGAATGAAGAACAAGTACCGGCTATAGGCAAGTTACTAGATGTAATTAGGTTTAAAGTGGGTGACAGGTCTAATGGGTTCGCGAAAGTAAACGACACAGCCCGTAAAATGGAAGCCGCATTTAAAGGCAGACCTAAAGAAGAAAGAGAAAACTTTGACAATTTGGTAGCAGAATCTACCTTGATGCGAGTTGATCCCACACAAAAGAAAAGCTACTACGAAAACTTTTGGTACTTTTACGAAGACCCTGCCACTAAATCAACTGTACGATCCCGTGCGTATGCTACAAAACAGGAAAGGGACAAGGGTTTAGCTGATTGGCGAGAGAAAAACCCCGACGATTTCACATGGCGCGTTGTAGACAAAGACCAAGCTAAAGTAGAAGAGTGGGACAAAATTAACGGGATGTACAAAAAGTTACGTCCTGAGCAGCGCAAAGCTTACGAGACTTTGAGAGACGCGTACGCAGAAGAGTATCAGACATTACGCAACGTCATGCGCGAGCGTATAGACGGGCTTACAGAAGATAACCAGCAAAGAGCTTCCCTAAAACAAAAACTAATTTACCAGTTGATGGCTAAAGAATCTATTGAGCCATATTTCCCACTTTATAGGAGGGGGGAATACTGGATGGCTTATAACGTATATAACCCAGAAACTCAGTCACTAGAACCTTACAAAGAAGCGTTTGAGAGTTTGAGGGACAGGGATAATGCTAGGGCTATACTAGAGCAAGACCAACAGCGCATAGCTGATTTGCAGAACATATCTGGTGAAAATTTAGCCCAGACATATAAATCTCAAGGTCTTACTGATGAAGAAGCTGCTGCAAAAATATCCGATACGCTACCGAACATAGCTGATGTGTTTGTGTTTGACAACACAGTAGAGAATAGAAGAAACAGAAGACGCCAAAACGTACCTACAGAATTTGCCTACGATGTGTTAGCAGAACTTAAAAACATGAACGCACCTAGCGAAACTGTAGATTTGGTGACAAACATGTTGCTTGACGTAATGCCAGAAAGGGCTTTAGCGAGAGCGTTTAGACCAAGACAAGGTATTGCAGGGTTTGAAAGGGACGCACTTAAAGTATTTAGAAGTCGTATGCCCGCGTTTGTAAACCAAATAAACAACGTAAAATTTGATATACCGCTAAGTGATGTACAGAAAGAGATAAGACAGCAGATTGAGGAAGCAGCCCAAGCCGATCCCGATTCTCGCCAGTTTTTGAACAACCTAAACAAAAGCATGGATGAGTACGTAGAGTTTGCCAAAGACCCATACCTAGCTCCGTGGAGTAAAGGGTTAAAGTCTGTAGGGTTTGGTTTTACGCTTGGCTTCAACATATCGTCTGTGCTCGTAAACGCGACCAACGTACCCATAGTAGTTTTGCCATACCTAGGCGGTATACATGGGTATAAAAATGCTAGTGCCGCGATATATGACGCTATGGGTTTATATTTTGGTGCTGGTAAAAGTAATGAAAGCGTACCGTTTCTACCGTTTATGCGTAAGAGAAAACGCACTACCACCACCTACGGTGAAGGTGAAAGCCTAGAAACAGCCGGATACAACCTAACAAATGTAGACTTTTCGGATATAAATGCGGTACCGGAAAAGTATCGGCCTTATAAGGAACTTGCTGACACTTTAGACGCTCAAGCTCAGGCAACTCGCTCTTTGGTATCAGATGTATTTGAGTTAGAAAACCCAGAAGGTGGGATCGTATCAAATGTAAACAAAGTACAAGGGTTTGCGTTTCATCACGGAGAGCGAGCAAACAGGCAGATTACAGCCATAGCCGCATATAAACTAGCGCTGGATAAAAAAGTAAGGGACAAAAAACTTAGTGATCCAATGCAGCTTACCGAAGCCGACAGAAAAGAAGCAGCTCTTGAAGCTATCGACGTTACTGAATTGACAAACAGTGGTGCTATGACCGAAACAGCTCCTAAGTTTGCACAGGGCAATATTGGTAGCATAGTAATGATGTACAAACGCTTTGGTATATCTATGTATTACTTGCAGGCTAGGATGGCTAGACAAGCATACATGAGTGCCGGTGACCCAGAAAAAGCAAGACGTAGGGTACTGGACAATGGTGGTACAGAACAACAAGCGGAAGCTGCTGCTCAAGAAGCTATAGAAATGAAGAAACAAGCTCGCCGTCAGATAGCCGGTATATTTGCTTCTTCGGCTATATTTGCGGGCGTTCAAGGTTTACCACTATACGGTATTGTATCTGCTGTAATGAATCTGGTTCGTGACGACGACGAAGAAGATTTTGATAGTGCGGTGGCTGCAACTGTCGGTGAAGGACTTTTTTCCGGTTTAATAAACTATACTTTTGGGGTGGATGTAGCACCCCGCATTGGTATGACAAACTTAATATACAGAAGTCAGCCAAATCGAGAGCAAGAAAGTTATGTTAAGTTCGCTATAGAGCAGCTTGGTGGCCCTGTACTTAGTTCCATTACCAGAGCAGAGGCAGGAGCTAGGTTAATCTACGATGGCGAAGTATATAGGGGTGTTGAAAGAATGCTCCCAGCTGCATTTAGCAACGGTATGAAGAGTTTAAGGTATGCAACAGAAGGCGCTACAACATTGCGTGGTGACCCGATAGTAGAAGACATAAGCGCTTTTAATGTGTTCGGGCAGCTTATAGGTTTGGCCCCTGCCGGTTACGCCAAACAACAAGAAATAAATGCGCGGGACAAACGTATTGATAATAATATAGCTAAGAAACGAACCAGATTTCTCAGAGAATACTATATGGCAATGCGTATTGGTGACTACAATGCAATGGCTGAGATACAAGAAAAAATGCTTGAGTTTAATCAAAAACACCCAGAAGTTGCTATATCAGGAGATACAGTATCTAGGTCTATGCGTCAGCATTCAGTAACTTCAGAAATAGCTAGACAGCTTGGTGGTATTACTCTAAACAGACGTAGGATAGCTAAAATATTGGCTCAACGTGCAGATGAGCTAGGTATAGACTATACGCTTTAGGAAAAAAAGCCCCCAATGAAGGGGGCTAAATGGTTTCTCTTTTTGAGAATGATGAGCTTGTATGGTAGCAAATACCTAGCTTAACCGCCATACCCGCACTCCATATTTACCATTCTCTACACAAACGCGTTTTGCTATGTCACTTTTATCCAGCCGCGTAGCTTTTAGTAAGTGACTAACCGCCTTAGTGGTGTTTATAGCCGGTATAAATACTGAGGTTCCGGGTAGGAACGCAGACCATTCAACTACTATACGGATTCCGTCCGGCGATATGTCAGTTATTGCTTCTCTTGTCATTATTTGCCCATGACATTTCTATAACGCGTTGAGTGGGTAAGTCTAGTTTTGTACCGCGCCCCAACCTAATTCTAGTAGATTTACCACGTAAATGCTGTTTTATAAGCTCTACTATACCGTCGTAGTGATGCCCTTTCTGCACACACCAATCTTTAAGTACGCTTGGCCTAACATAAAACTTACCTACATCGTACTCGTGCCTACCAACCCATTTATATACAGGCGTAGAATCGGGGGTAACTATGTGTTGCATTTCTTCATCTAGCAAAGCATTACCCTTTACACGTAGTATATTCCTAACATGATCGGCGTAAAACTGGGCTATTACTTCTTCCACATCTAAAGTCATATCATCCAAACCGGCACGAGACATAGCCAGTTTATTTACTATCCAGTCATATAGCGCATCTAAGTCCCAATCTATTAGGTCTAACTTTTTAGCAATAAGTAACCCTGTGTACACGGTAGCGCCTTGTGCTGACCAATGCCTATGCTGTGCTTCTAGTTGTGCATCTTCAGTTATCTTAGTGCGTATATCGTTTACTAATAACTCAGTAGTTTTATAGTTCTTTATGATCTTCTGTATGAATACTTCTCCGGCATGCCCGTAGTGATTTTCCAAGTCTTGGTTAAGCGTAAAACTTAACTTAGCGCCTTCAGTTCCAAACAATCTTTTGTGTACCAATGTCTCCAATACGCGTCCTGCTTCACCTTTCGGTAGCTCTCTATGTTTACTAATTACTTCCAAAAGACTAACGTTGCCGTTTGTACCGCAGTTTAGACTCCATTCTTCGCCTCTGTACCGTTCTTGGTTATTGCCTGTGTTCGACAACCTGTTGCGCTGTACGCCGTCAGATACGGAATAGGCAAACTCACTGGCTTTGTCTGGGGGGTAGTTTGTAACTTCGTCTACATACAGCACTATGTTTTTATATATCTCAGCCCTGTTCCAAGCTGAGTTGGGTGTATCCTTACCCTTCAAAACAAGCTGTTTGTGGTTACCCCAAACCGAAGCCCCACCTAACATACCGGTAGTCTTACCGCGACCTGTTTCACTACTTAGAGCATGGAATATACACCCTGCTATACTCGGTATCATTTCCATCAAAGGCGATCCGAAACTAAGCCCCATCATGTACTGATGCTCTTCAAACCCCGGCTTGTTGTAAAACTTAACTACTTTCTTCCAACCCTCTAACGTGCCTTTCTTACCAAAGTGCGGGAAGTATTGCGACGTTCTACTACCTGCGGGATTCTTTTCTACGCGGTCAGCAAATATCTCCCTATCCCCTACCACAAAAGATTTATGGTCTGGTGTCCACCCAAACTGAGTGCGGACGTGCGTAACGTCTTGTGTAGCTTTAAGTTTTTCGACCCATTTAATCATATAGCTTTGTATATCCGTTCCGGTTCTCTGCGGTACAATTATGTCGTTTAGGGCTAGTATCTTATTAAACTGTTCTTTATTGGTGAGTTGCGTAGCTTTAATTATGAATCTATGTAGTCCTTCTCGTGCCGTATGGTGTGCTACTTCATAGCATGGGCCACCCTCTGGCCCCGGTTCGTACATACGTTTAGTTAGGTACAGATCATGTATGTATATAGTTTCTGTATCGGTGTTTCCATCCTTGTCTCTTGTGTATCTACCTATACCACCTGAAGGGTTCAATCTAAAGTACGGCTCTGGGTATTCTGGGATGTCTACTTTAGTAGTTACTACTTCTTGCTCTACTGTTTCTTCCCCTTCAGCTAAAGGTTCTACTTTTTCTACAACCTCTACGGTATTAGATTCGGCTTCCCTCAACTCCATACATAGAGAAATAGGAGACTTTATTTTGTTCCTATGTGGACAGCCCTTGCACCCTTCAGGATTACTAACTGTAAACGTACTACAGTGGTGTGGAGCGTTTATAGATGCAGCGGTCTTTTCTGTTTCTTCCGCACTGTACCCATCGTAATTGCAAGATATAGCGTGTATGGCATGCTCACTGTCATCGCAATGCTTGGCAATAGATAGCAAATTAAGCCATAACGGATACTCGACCTCGTTGGGTTCTAGCAACGCGTCTCTGAATTGCTTACAGCCCCCGCCGTTAAGTGATGACTTTAGTAGTTTTGTAAATGTCTTTTTGTGCGTTTCACCGATTATGTTGCGCATATCCTCGTCGGCTACAGCAGTAAACTCTTGAGGGTATGTAACTGGTATCAATGACTCTGGTAACTTCTCGACAAACGTATCTAAGTCAAACACGCTGTCTTCTTTAAATATCATAATCCGTACGTCGGAGGCAGGATCGGATTTAAAGTTATGCGTATTCGGGACGCGTAGTATTCGAGCAGCGTCAGCAGTAACAACAGGGTCTGCTTCTAAACCAAACTCTACACAGGCGGACTTCAAGCGCTCCGCTACAGGTAGCCATTCAGCTTTGGGGTAGGAGTGGGTCAACGCCCAATATACATGTATACCACGCCCAGAATTAACTATGCTAGTAGGTTCTGGTAACGAGTATTCTTGGCAAAATCCAAGGAGTGCGGTAAGCGCTTCGCCCTGTGTACTGTAGGGTTTGTCTGCACCACAATCTAAATCTAAGAACAACGCCTTCATGTGAAGTACGTTGTCTGCCTTACGTGTTGTGTCTTTCTCAAACGTACCTAATGCAAAGTACGTGTCGTGTCCGTTAGCGTCTAGTGTAGTGGCTTTTTCTGTAATTGCTTCTATTGAATCGTAAAATTGTTGATGTGTTATTTTTTTGTTTTTTATGCCTACCAGACAGTAATGCCCTTCTCCGCTTAATATAGCGTCAAAGAATTTTCTTGTATTATCCATTTTCTGACCATATAAAAGAGAAACACGGGCACCACTAGGATGCCCGTATCATTGGTTTAATCATCAAACTCGTCCAATAAACTGGCAAGATCAGCTTTTTCCGGCGGTGTGTCTTTGCTCTTTTTAGCTTTCTTGACAGTTGGTTCTTTGACAGGTTCATCGGCTTCAGCTTTTTGTTCCTCCGATGCCGGAGGTAGACTGGCAACTTTATCATTAGTTAATTGCTCTGTTCCAGTATCTTCTTTCGGTTTTACTGTCAAAGCTACTAATTTATCAGTTTCCGGGTTCTTCTGAGTCTCGATTACTAACTGTAGTTCTTCTTTAGATATAGGACGCTCTGGCTTGAATAGCAGTTTTGGTGTACTGCTATCTGTATCAAAACGTATCTCTGTAACTATAGAAGCCACCATAGCCCCTTGACCCGCAAGGAGTTTTGCATAAGCCTGTAAGCCCATCTTCTTCCCATCGTTACCGAATAGGCTAGTAGCGGGTAGGTTCAGCAAGTAGAGTTCGTTGCTACGTACGGTGCCGTCTTGGTCAGCTAGAAGCACAGCAATACGTTGTTTGAATCTACACGCACGGCTTTCACCCATACCGGAGCCTTTGATGTTCTGCTTACAGTCAAAGCAAGTAGTAGACTGCCTATCAGTAGCCACTACATCTTCAGAAGGCGTACCGGTATTAGTATCGGCAGACCAGCACGTTGGGGGGTTATTTTGCCCTGCAACAAACTGCCCTTCGTAATACTCCCTTGAGATAGGTGCGGTCTTTACTATGATAGCTTTTAGGCTACGATCCTCTAATTCCGCTATCTCCTTACCGTTCACTACCTTACGGAAAACACCCCCGCGAATGCTTAGGCGTTTGATACCGCTACTCCCGCTACCAGCACCAGTATTTTCTTCTGGCTGTAGCTGTGCTAGTAGCTCTTTGTAGTCATCCGGCATATTCTCGAACAGAGTTACATTGGTACTCATATATCTTCATCCTCGCTAAAATCTAGTTCTAATTGTTCTGGTTCATTGCTGTCTTCTTCGGCGAATAACTCGTCCTCGTAAGTGCTTACAATGTCTTCTATACTGGCGTTGGCTGTCTCTGCGGGTGCAGAATCACCCCGTAAGTTAGCCACTACCGTGGGTATATTGAATCGGTATGTGCTACCAATCTTTATATACCCGGCTTTTGCGATAAGACCTTTCTGCACCCAACTGCGTACAGTGCTAACTTTTACGCTTAGGTGTTTCGCTAGGTCATCTATAGGGACGTACGCGTCACTCATTTTTTCCTCCTAACAGTAACGGTGTATTCGCTATCGACGTTCAATCCCGGCGGTAGCAAATCTGGGTTTTCCTCAAGAAAGACGCGCATATTACCCTGATGGATACGCTTCTCCATTAAGTCTACGGCATTGTTATCAATGATAAACTGACCCATAGCCTCCCAATCACCAGTCCAGTATTTGGTCTTGGTAGAACGGTAGAACGTGCCATGCTCAGTACGCACAGACTCGACATTATTTTCTTTACAATGCTCCAGTAGCGCGTCGCTTATCACTTTTAACTTAGTGTCAAGTTCAGCCAGTTTGTCGTTTAACTCACTGGTGATTTGTGCTTTTTTGTCACGTATTTTCAAGTATACATCGACAATACGATCAAGGTCTGGTTTAGTATCAGACATTTCATCATCCTCTTGGTTTATTATGTTTTGTGTAATATAGTGCTTTATATTTTATGTTTCAAGTATTTCGTTGTACAAATCTATTATTTTTGTATGTATATCTATTCTGCCATCTAGGAGGCTGTAAATTCGTTTCTCAGCAGCGGAGCCTTGTAATTGAACAACGGTGCAGGGGTGTTTCTGACCTGACCTGTGAACGCGAGCATTGGCCTGTGCGTATGTCTCTAGTGACGATACCGGCCCCCACCACACTATCGTGTTTGCAGCTGTCAAAGTAACTCCATGCGCAGCAGCTTGTGGTTGTATTATGAGAACGCGTGGGTCTTCCCCTTCTTGAAAACGCTTGAATATCTCGGTTCGTTTCGGTGCGGATACATCACCACGGATTATGTCGCTAGTAATACCGTCGTTAGTCAGCTTTTCTTTAAGTAAATCAATGACATGCTTGAACGGTACAAATATCAAGACCTTCTGACTGGACTCGTCTATGACTTCACGTAAGACTTTGTATCGGTTCTTTATGTCGAATTGCACTGTGTCTCCGGTGTCGGTATAAACAGCACCACAGGATATTTGTAGTAACTTGTTCATATTAACCGCCGCGTTTGCCGCCGTTATCTGCTCTCCTGCGGCTACCGAGATCATTTCTTTCTTCAGTTCGTTGTAGTATTTCTTCTGTTGAGCTGTTAGTTCTACCTCACGTTTGGTGTATGTCATTTCTGGTAGGTCTAAGCATTGCTCTTTCGTGTACCGTATAGCCGGTTGTAGGGCGTTAAATACCACATCCACAGCGTTTGGTTTCGGCACCCATTTAAACTGCGTAACCTTGTACATAACCATCTCGCGGAATGCACCAAAGAATCTGGGTACTGCCTTTGGATTGACTAGCTTTGCTAACCCGTACGCGTCTACAGGAGACTGAGCAGCTGGGGTTCCGGTCATCATCCAGAGCCACGTTTCGGGAGTCAGTAGTGAGTTAAGTACCTTCCATCGTTTAGAGTTTGCGTTCTTGTAGTGAGTAGCTTCGTCTACGATTATTAGGTCAAACCCACCATTTGCTATCTCTTCTTTTACAATCTCTACGCCGTCGTAGTTTATGATTACGTATTCTGCTCCGCTGTTTATTATCTCTTGGCGTTTCTTACGTGCCCCATACGCTATGTCTACAGTACGGTGCATGGCAAAGTTAAACAGATCGTTACGCCATGCCGAATCCATAATCGACAATGGGCATATAATCAGGACTCGATTGATAGTTCCTTCTTTTAATAGAAAGTCAGATGCCCAGATAGCCGAGCCTGTTTTCCCAGTGCCCTGTTCGTTGAAACAAAAAGCCCTGCGGTTCATGGTAAGAAAAGAAGCTGTCGTGCGTTGATGGTCAAAGGGTTCGTACTTACCAACCCAATCATACTTGCCTAGTATGGGAGACGGCACATTGCGGATGTTCAGGTTGTGAAGGACTCTGGACTCGTCTACACCCCACTTGACAAGCACATCGTTACCACCCAAATGCTTGCTGTTAGGTATAGCTGTCGTTATCTTTTGAGGGTCACGTACGTGTAAAAGTAAACCCCTGTTATCTACTACTCTCATATCTCTCTAAACTCATTCATAGGGATGTAGATACAATCCTCTACATCAAGTGGGTTATTTCTGTCACGCCTACCACCTTTTGCGGTAGGGTATTCAGACTTTAGTTTTGTCGCATAAATACCATCCGTAAATCCTACGAAAAGTAATGCGGGTATGTTTTGAGAAGTAGATATGTCGATTAGATTGCTGTGCTTGTTGGCACTTAGCATGTAAGTAGGGTACTTGTTATGGGCGTTATTGCGTTTCTTTACTTCGACAACTGCCCCACGGGACTCGTCCTCGTACAGTAAATACCCATCTGCGTAAGATAACTGCTCACATGGCTCTACCTTACAGTTATACTTTCTAGTTACAGTGCCAAATATGGCTGATTCGTTTGCACGATCAGCTTCCGTCTCGTATATCACCATTCTCTACCTAAACTACTTTTTAGTAGTCTTTTTCTTACGTTCGCGCTTGCTAGTTTCTGAAACTAATTTACCTTGCGAATTCCTACGGAAAGACCGATTCTTAGACTTACTCTGTATCTTTACACCATCAGAGTTCTTACCGCCTTTACTTAGCGCTCTCTTGTGTGATACGTCCTTGCCTTCGCGTTTATCAGCTTTACCGTTTTTGTTCTTGTCTGCGCCTTCTTTATCTATTTTACGTCGGGCGCGTTGTCTTTCCATACGATCAGCATGCTCACCACGTTTTTTCTGCTGTTCGTATTCTTTCTTATATGGTCGTTTCTTTTTGGTATACGGCATCACCGCCTCCCATTATGTGGACATTCCAATACTATACAATGCGCACGACATAACCCTGTTGGGCGTGGGTTCCATACATCATTTTCGTACGCTTTCTCCATCTTACCGTACTCGGCTAACCATTTCTGCCATAACGTAGGTTCTTGATTTACTTCATATAAATCTTTCACAAACGCGTTACAGACAACAAACAAAAGCCCTGCTTTTACGGTATGTATTTCTGGGAAGTGCTTGAAGATACATAACGCCATCAGTTCAAGCTGTCCCTTATCTGCATACTTAGCAGACTTACCTGTCTTGTAGTCTATAACCCTAGCCGTACCCGCTTCCCTGTCTAGTATGGCTAAGTCCACTACACCTCTAAACCACACGTTGTCATCGAAAAAGCCACAAGGATCGAGATTAGATGTAAGCCCCATCCTGTGTTCGCACAACTTCTCACCCTTCATACTAATTAGCTTATCTAATGCAGTCTGAGCATAGTCAAAGCGTGGGTCTAACTGTTCTACTACACCGCTAACATAATCTTCAGCAGCTTTGTGAAACTCGTTTCCATAAAGTATGGCTTCGGTATTGAAGTCTTCTTCGTAATCCTTAGCAACTTTAATGTGGTAATACTTCTTCGGGCACTGGTCAAAAGTTTTTATGCTACTGAAAGACCAAGCGGGTTTGTTTGGGGTTGCCATAACTTGCAGTTTCCGTAATCTTTGCCAACTTCAACGTCACCACAAACGGGTAAGCCTTCTGCCCATTCCGGTACGTATGCCATACACTCACCAACGTAGCGAGCAGCTTCGTCGACTTCAGTGTCCTTCACACAGCATACCACAGAATCGTGTACTGTAAGTGCTATAGGGTATCTTTCTGATATTTTTAGCATCTGTTCTGCCATCACACAACGAGCGATACCCTGACATACATTTTCTATAACCTTACCACCGTATATTTTTACCCGCCCCATGCGAGTCTTGTAAGAAAACTGTAAGCCCTTCTCTTCTTCCTCACCATCTAAGTCTTCGTACCTCATTAACAGACCAGATGGTAATCTTATAGCAACGTCTTTGTGCAACACACCTAACACGCCCGCCCTGCCAAACGCTATGCTCTCTTTCTGGTGCATGCCTATGAGACAAGCCTGTGCATCACGCCATAGCTGAGTAATCTGACTGTTGGCTTCTCGGTATACTCGGATAATCCTACGACATTCTTCTTCGGATACATCGACACCGAACGTCTTTAACTGTTCACGAAACCGGACTGCACCCATACCGTACCCTGCCCCAAGGATTGTGGTCTTACCTATGAAGCGTTCTTCGGACGTTACTTCGTCTTCCTTCTTGTTGTATATAATAGAAGCCATCTTTTTGTATACATCTTCGCCTTTCTCAAATGACTTCACTAGATTGTTCTGCTCTGCTAACCACGCAAGCACACGAGCTTCGATCTGCGCAGAGTCGGATTCGATTAAGGTATAGCCTTCGGGCGCACGAATACAGGACTTGAGTACCTTGGCATTCTGACCGCGAGACGGTAAGTTCTGTAAGTTCACCTTATCTAACCCACCCCACCTTCCGGTGTGAGCCGCGTAGTAGCGTATAGGCACAGGTAATTTGCCGCGCATAGCTATGTCAATAAACCTTTGTGTACGCGTTTCCTCAAGTGTACTTTTTAAACCTACCCGTGCTGCTACTAGAGCCTGTACTCTTGGGTCTTCGTGTTCTTGCAGTTCCTTGAATGCTTCGTCGCTCTTGGCGAATGCAAAGGTTTCTTTGCCTGTACGTAAGGATATTTTAGTGGGGGGTTCCACACCTAGGTTAGTCAGAGCATCTGCAAACTTAGGGTTAGACATGAGTTCGTCTTTCTCTATGCCACATTGTTCCAGCAGGTTATCCTTCTGTTGCTTAAGTGTGAGAATGTGTTTTTGTAACTTAGGTAAGTCCAGCTCAAGCTGGGCGTTGGTATACATCTTCAAAGTCATGTCTATAACTTTGAGTTCTTTCTTCGGGAAGCCTTTGTCCATGAATATGCCGAACAGCTTGTAGGTAAGCTCGACATCGTTGATACAGTAGTCGCCGTATCGGGATAGTTCGTCAGCAGTAAAGTCAGCGCGTCGTTTGCCTAGGGCGTTTATTACCTCGTCGCCTTTCTGCCCGACGTTGTACATCTCACTAACTTTTCGCAGAGATGCAGACACTTCGACACCGTGCATCCCCCTAGCCATACACATAGTATCAAGCCATAACTTAGGGTGTATATCAAAAAGCCAAGAGAGAATAGCACCATCGAACATAGTGTTATGAGCAAGTACCGCAGAGTTTGCCCAATCGTAGTTGTCATGTAAGTAGTTTTTGATCGCATCGAAACTCCCACTCAACCATATTGTATCTTCATCATTCGCTTTTATGCCCACACCTATAACTTCAAAGTCTGGGCTACGAACGTATTCCTCTGTAGTTATCTTAGACAAACTAAACTGTTTGTCATAATACGTTTCAAAATCTATTGTTATTATGTTCATCTTACCACCGTTACATCTGCTTCAGTTTCTACCCACACCCTAGCACCACACGACAACGGCTTGTCAGGTGAGTATACCACTACACTTGGGCCATCTATCTGTACCTCGTTACACTTACGGTTCTGTTTGTAATCTTTAACGGTAAGTACAGGTAAGTCAGCACCCTTAGTGTTCGCTTTTATGTTGTGTTGGTTTACGTGTATTCGCGTTTTCATTCAGAAAACCCCAAGAATTTTTTCCATGCCGTATCATTTATTTCCCAAATATCGCTGTCTGGTTCAAACTCGGAAAACTCTCCACATATTTCGTCGATTTCTCTGGTTTCGGCACGTTCCCACCAATCTTCTTGGGAGTTATACTCATAAGGTATACAAAAACTCATCTGTCGAGCTTTAGGTATTCTAATTACATCAGCAGAACAGGGGTCACCATACTGATCTATGTTGTCAAATATGTCTTCCCATGTATGCCCTTCAGCAAAACCTACCCATGCTTTATCGCCTTCGGGTTTAAATCTAAATGCTACTCTCATATCATTCTCCTTTATTTTTGTTGACACCTAAGTTATTAAGTAATATATTTTGTTTCGGTAACCAGAATCTCTGTGCTCAGAGTTCTAACTAAAAACCTCAGCTTCGGTTGGGGTTTTTTATTGCCTGTAAAAAACATGATTGTTGACCTGTGTTGTTAATGTCATTGGTATAGACCATCTGGGTTTTACGGAAGTAGCATGGTAATGCGTTGCGCCTTCTGTAGTATCAGGTAGCCACCCCATATACACTGTACCCGCATATATAAACGCAGTACCCCAAGCGTCAGGATTAGCTATCACTTCGGGTCTGCCATCGCACCAGAAACTAAACTGGCACTTATGTCTTATGGGTACGTGTTTCCAGTACCTACCTTGCTTGACTACATCACAAACAGTATTCGGGTACTCTTCACTTTCCACGCGGTTCATCACCACTTGAGCTACTGCAATCTGCCCTTCTACGGGTTCGCCTCGTGCTTCAAAGTATATTGCCATCGTTAGGCACATAACTGCTTCTAGCATTGTTCGGCCTCCAAACTCGTTCACGCCCTATCGCCTTGGTAAACCCTCGGCATTCAGGACAGTACCACCCCACTCGTGTGTTCTTCTCTGGGTTGATTACTTCTTCGCGCTTTTCCCCGCATTCGCAAGGGATTGTTTCCATCGTGTCGGTCATTAGTGCAACGTAACCTGTTCTATTTTGTACTCGTAATTAATAGTTTCTACATTAGGGCTGAACAGTATAGCACCGTTACCTAAGTGAAAATTCATAGCCATCTTAGTCGGAGGCGACATAGTTATAACGTGCGTTATATATGGATACCTCTCAGGTATAGCTTCTAGTAAGTTGTTTATCAGCTTTTTACCAGACCCTTTCTTGTACGACCATAAACTGTATGGGGTAAAGATAGATGCCACCGGAGGCTCGTCATCGAATGCACCCTCAAATAGTTCTGATAACGTGTTTATGAAATCACCTTTGTTTGCTGCTAGTTCGCGTAATAAATCTTCGTCCTGCATTATGAAAGGGCATACCACCGCACAGAGTATTGCGTTTACCTCTGTAGTTCCGGTTTCCTCATCAATATCTATGTCAGCAAAAACGTAGAAGCCGTCCTTGTTATTAAATCTCTGTTGGTCATCTTCAAACAAGTCCGGTCTTACTGGATCGTCTTTCATATACTGTAAATAAGTTTCTGCGTCACATATCGTCAGCATCGCCGTACTCCATATCTGCTTTGTTCGCTTCGTATTCTTGCTTCTCTTGTGATCTTGTGTACGCGTTACCATAAGTCTCGTCATAGTCCCGCTCTAGTTCTGCTACATCTACTGGGTCACGTCCGGTCAT